CTAGAAAGTTTTTCAAAAATTTTTTCCGTTTTTCCGTCAAGACAGTTTTTCACTCTCTGAGAGAGACTTGTTTCATTTGCATGATTGGTATTAAGGAGAAGACAATGAGCGATGATTTTGTTTCAATCGATGGCTTCCCCAAGTACGGTGTCAACCGTGAGGGGCGAGTAATGAATTTGAAGACTGGTTATATTTTGCGACCTCATGAAAGTGCGGGTGGAAATGTCTACGTTTCCCTATACAACGAAAACGGAACACTATGCGTGAGGGCTCTTGGGCTACTTGTAGCTAGAACCTTTATTCCACAACCATATGAACATTTTAATGCTGTCATGCATATTGACGGTCATAACTGGAATAATAGTGTAGATAATCTAGCCTGGAGTCCGTTGTGGCTTGTTTATCAGCATGCAAAAGAAGACGCATATCCTCGTTTGCTTAAGATTCAAGAAAACATTATAAGGGATCGTTAGGTAAACATCGTTTATAATGAATAGATAAGGGTAGACCAAGCGTCAACCCTTACATGGCTTTTGATTTTTTTTTGAAAGGAGGGCCGTCAATGCGTGAAGCCCAGTACCAACGATATCTCATTGAGAGAATCGAAGGGATGTTTCCTGGGTGTCTAATCCTGAAGAACGACAGTTCATATATTCAAGGGATTCCGGACCTTCTCGTTCTTTGGGGGCGATGTTGGGCTATGTTAGAAGTGAAACCTTCTGGCAGATCTCGGTCTAGTCCAAATCAGGATTACTATATTCGCGTTCTTGACGAGTTCTCTTTTGCGTCATTTATCTATCCTGAAAACGAAGAGGAAGTGCTGCGTGAACTTCAATTCGCATTTGCGCCTTAAAGGTCAGCACGCTTTTCTTAGTGCTTCGAAGTATCACTGGATCAACTATTCCGAAGACAAACTTGATCGCGTATATTTGGCGCAGCTCGCGGCAAGGCGTGGTGTTGAGCTTCATTCTTTTGCGCATGAAGCAATTCGTCTTGGGATCAAACTTCCAAAGACTCCTTCTACTTTGAATTCTTATGTGAATGATGCAATAGGCTATCGAATGACGCCCGAGCAAATTCTGTATTATACAGAAAATGCTTTTGGTACTTGTGACTGTATATCTTTCAGACGAGGTCTTCTTAGGATACACGATCTCAAGACTGGTGAAGTTGATGGTTCTGTTCATCAGCTTGAGATTTATGCGGCGCTGTTTTGTTTGGAATACGGATTCAAACCATTCGAGTTTCGAACAGAACTTCGCATCTACCAAAGCGATGAGGTTCGAATCTATGATGGAGATCCAGATACCGTTTCTCATATTATGGATCGAATAGTAACTTTCGATAAAAGAATCGACGCCATCAAAGCAGGAGCGATATTGTAAAACATCAGTTCGTCTTCAAGAACGGGCATGCTTTTATCAATGACTTGAGAGGCGGTGAGGCCCATGACTACGAACGACTTTAGTTGTGTTCTTGATGAAGATCAAGCACTTATGCATTATGGAATTTTACGTCGCTCGGGTCGCTATTTACCCATGGGGTTCTGGCGATAACTCGGTTCAGCGCAGCCGAACATTTATTGATATGGTCAAAGAGCTCTTTTCGCGAGGCGTATCTGAGGCTGATGTAGCACGAGGTTTTGGTATGTCTGTTAGCGAGCTTCGATCAAACAAGTCAATCGCTAACGCCGAAATAAAGGCTTCAAATATTGGACAAGCCATGAAGCTTTCCGAACATGGTTATTCCAATGTTGAGATTGGAAAAAGATTAGGGATATCAGAAGGAGCGGTTCGCAAACTTCTCGCTCCGGGTCAGTTGGAAAAGACGACCATCATTAAAAATGTTGCTGACATGCTTCGTGATGAGGTCGGCAACGAAAACTATATTCAGGTCGGAAAAGGTGTTGAAAATCATCTCGGCGTAGCTAGTACTAAACTGCGAGCTGCTGTTGATATTCTTAAATCCGAGGGCTACGAGGTTCACAACGTAAAAGAGCTCCAGTTAGGAACTGGAGAAAAAACCGAAATTAAAGTGCTTGCTCCTCCAGGGACAACGCAAAAAGATGTATTTCTTAAAAAGGATAGTATTAAGAACATTAGTTCGTTTTCAGAAGATCACGGAAGAACTTTTGAGAAACCATCCCCGCCAACATCTATCGACTCGAGTAGACTTGCCGTTAACTGGGCCGAACAGGATGCAAAAGGAAATTATACAAAAGGCGGAGCTGAAGCTGATGGTGTGATATATATTAGACCGGGCGTTGATGATTTGTCTCTCGGTGGCTCGAGATATGCTCAGGTTCGAATTGCCGTTGATGGCACGCACTATATTAAAGGCATGGCCGTTTACAAGGACGATCTCCCAGATGGTGTCGACCTTGTATTTAATACGAGCAAGCCGAAAATGGATAATAAACTTGATGCTTTGAAGCCGATGAGTGACGACCCAGATAACCCGTTTACTTCTTCTATTAAGAAACAAAACGAGTCTCGGGTAATGAATATTGTCAATGAAGAAGGCGACTGGGATAAATGGTCTGCCGATTTCTCGTCACAGTTTCTTTCAAAGCAGAACACCACGCTTGCGGAGCAACAACTTAAAGAAACATATTTGAAAAGCATTGACGATTTTGCAGAGATTAAATCTATTACTAACCCTGTAATAAAGCGTCAAATGCTTCAGACTTTTGCTGATAACTCAGATTCAGCAGCTGTGCATCTTAAAGCGGCATCGTTCCCAAGAACAACGGCTTCTGTAATTCTTCCGGTCAATTCTCTTAAACCAACTGAGGTTTATGCTCCTGGTTTTAATGATGGCGATCGTGTTGCTCTTGTTCGTCACCCGCATGGTGGAACATTTGAAATCCCGGAACTTACTGTTAATAACCGCAACCGGGAAGCTAAAGCCATGATTGGCCGAGGACGAGTTGATTCTGTTACAGGAGAAATGCGTTTCCCCGATGCTATAGGTATTAACAGAAAAGTGGCTGAGCGTCTTTCTGGTGCTGACTTTGATGGCGACCACGTGCTTATTATTCCAAACGGGCGCGGACAAATTAAAACTTCTCCTTCTCTAAAAGCTTTGGAAAATTTTGATCCTCGCGCAATGTATAAGATTCCAGAAGGTTCGCCAATTAAACGAATGACTAAGTTGGGCACCCAGCAACAGATGGGTTCTATTTCCAACTTGATTACCGACATGACCATCATGGGTGCTAACCAAGATGAACTTGCTCGTGCAGTAAAGCATTCGATGGTGGTTATCGATGCTGAAAAGCATGGTCTTGACTATAGAAGGTCTGCTGTTGATAATGGTATCCCAGCATTAAAAGCAAAGTATCAGCGGGGTGGTGCTTCTACGCTGATTTCTAGAGCTCGTTCAGATCAATACATTCCTGAACGTAGACTCAGGCGTGCTAGTCAAGGTGGCCCCATTGATCCAAAAACGGGGAAGCTGGTATGGGAAGAGACCGGGCGTCTTAAGAGAAACAAAGCTGGAGAGACTGAGCTAGCTAAGACTAAGGTTGATAAGCTTTCGGTTGTTGATGACGCTAACAAACTTTCTTCCGGTACTGAGATGGAGAAGATTTACGCCAACCATTCTAACAGGATGAAAGCGTTGGCCAATCAAGCACGTAAAGAGTACCTGGGGGTAAAGAACACTCCGTATTCCCCCAGTGCCAAAAAGGTTTATGCTCAAGAGGTAGCAAGTCTTACGGCCAAGCTGAACAATGCCCATAAGAACGCCCCCCTCGAAAGACAAGCCACCCTCCTGTCAAATCAAATCTACCGAGCTAAGGTTCAAGCGAACCCCGGTCTTGATAAAGATGACAAGAGAAAGCTTGCTGGCAGATCGCTGCAAGAAGCAAGGCAACGAATAGGAGCAAACAAAGAAAGAGTTTACATTACAGATAAGGAGTGGGAAGCGATTCAAGCTGGCGCTATTAGCAACAACATGCTTGAAGAGATTGTTCGCAATGCAGATCGCGATCGTGTTCGTTCGCTTGCCACACCAAGATCGACGATTCTTATGACTCCTACCAAGCTCACCCGAGCTAAGAACATGGCTGCCCGTGGGTACACGCAGGCTGAGATAGCATCTGCATTGGGTGTTTCATTGACCACGCTTAAGACTGGATTAGGAGGTTAATAATGTCAATGGTGAAACAACACATGCTTACTACAATTGACAATCCTTTTGATCCTTTTGAACAGTGGGATCAATGGTATGCCTGGGACATCGCTCACAACTACCACACATCAAGCTTTCTTGCTCGAATTGCTGTAACTTCAGATGAGTTGTCTGAAGCTGATCAGTCTCTAGCTATAGAGTTTGCTATTGATGAGATTGTCCACTATAATGTAAATGGTTTGTATCGAAAAGTTTCACGTGAAGTCAGTAGTTAGATGATGGGAGGGGGGATGCCCGGGTGCATACCCCCCTTCTGCAT